CAAAGACTTTTGCTACAGATGTGGCGACCCAAGGTTCTATCGTAACTCCAGTTTCTTTGACTATCTCCTCTACAAGTGATTTCTCTAATGCAGTCAATTCTTTCTTAACTTGTTCTGCTCTGTTTAAATCTACTCGTACACCTGTTGTTTTCATATCAAGAAGTAAAGGTGTAAGTCTAGTTTCTAGTTCGAATATGCCACCGCACTCTTCTTTAGTTATTTGGTTTCGTAACTCGTTCCACAATTTTAAAGTTATTGTAGCGTCATGTTCCGCATAAGCACCAACATACCGAGGTGGTAGTTTCCACATACCAGACTTTGGATCTACACCAAACTCCTCTGCCGCACTCTTGAGCATTTTCTCATCTTTGTATGTACCGAGATGATCTCCAGCTAGTGAATTTAAATTGTAATATCTTCTGTTCTCATTTAACAAAGGCGCTGCAACCATTGTATCTCTGATCTTGCCTTTTACCTCTACACCTTCTGCTCTAAGCCAACCAAGATCGTACAAAGCATTGTGGAACACGAATGTTTTGGTTGTGTCTTTACACAACTCTGTTAACCATTGCATTACAGTTCTTCTTGGCATGTTACCCACAGTATGTGCTACTGGAAAATACCAAGAACTGTCCCCAGCCGCCACGGCTATACCTATGATGTGTCCGTCTTTTCTACACCAGCCAGGTCCTAGCTTCAAAAGATTCTCATCTCTCGTTTCTAAGTCAATAGCTATAGTATCGTACTGTGATAGATCTGGTATAACTTCAGGTGGAGTCCAATCTGAATCAACATTCCCCCATGCCACATCTTTTATGTCTTGTTCCAATAAATGGTATTGGTCACTTGTCATTTATAATTTCTCCACCTAATGCAGCGTAGCCTATTATATCTACCCAACTGTCATCATGTTCTATTGTTTCTGCTAGTCTAGCTAGTTTTACACCAACCATACAAGCCACAACTTCTTGTGCCGTAACTTCTCTGTCTAATATAACAGACCATATTCTTGCTATTCTTTCGTGATTAAATTTAGCAGGCCCATACTCTTTGGCTCTCGGACCATTGATTAGCTTCTCTGCTTGATCTAAAAAATATTTTCTGTCTTTTTTATTTTCTTTAAACTCTTTTATTGGTTTACCAAAAGGAGATTTGTTTGTGGTTTCAAGGACTTCGCACATGTCATGGACGTAACTATCCCAAAACGGACTAGGGTTTTCTTCGTCAGTTGCTCTTTGTAAATACCATTCTTTTTTCATAATTCAAATCCATACTGTCCAGATTTACATATTATGTGTAACTCTTTTTTTGCTCTTGTTACACCCACATACCAAACTCTTCTCTCTGCATCTTGATCTGGACTTTCCACACATGCCTTCGTTGAGTCTAGCAACAATGCTACATTATCAGCTTCTCCACCTTTTGCTCTGTGGATTGTAGATACACGGATTCTAGGATCTGCTGATAGAATTTTCTCGCCTCTCTTTCTAACAGATACAATGTATGCGGCAACCTGTTCTGATACCTTTAACACATTCTGCCATGTTACAAAGTTATTTGCTGTAAATCCACACAGTCTTTCTAGATTACCTAATGAATAACCTTCATCTGGTGGTCTTTCACTGTTAACTTCCTGCAAGTTATGCATCAACTTTCTACCTGATTTTGTTATATATTTAGGATCAATTAATTTTGAAAAAGGTTTTAGTAAATCAGCAGGCACTGATTGTCCTCTTTGTAATTTAAGCCATACTTCTATTGCTACTAAAACATTTACTGATACAGACCAACCCTCTCCTTCTCTCCAGAACACATAACCTTCTTCTCTTAATTTATTGCAGACTTTGTTGGCGATATAGTTAGTTCTTGTAAGAATCAACCACTCGCCCTCTGTCATATCAACGTCAAGAATATCGTTATGCCATGTAACAAATCCTTTTTCCTCTGTTGGGTTCCATGATTTGTTTTCTCGTTTCGTGATTTGATCTGTTAATCCTTTAGCGATAGCAAACGGATGTTCTGGAACACGATATGATTTATCTAGTATTATTTTACCTGTGGTTGAGGAATTTAAAAAATTATCTACGTTAACACCCATCCAAGAATATATTGCTTGGTCATCATCTCCTGCATAATAAACTGACTCAGAGTTAGGAACTAATACTTCTTTAACCATTTTCCATTGCAGAGGAGCTAGGTCTTGAGCCTCGTCTATGATAAGTAACTCAAATTCGGGAGATGTTCCTCTAAATATAAATTTTTCTATCATATCAATAAAGTCATACTTTCCTTTTACTCTTTTGTAATCTTTAAAAGCCTTATCCAATATCAAGAGTTGTTGCTTATTTAGACTTTGATCCCAACCCCTATGAAACTCTTCTTCAAGATCAACTTGTTTCACTCTAGCATACTGTATTAATGACATATATTTATCACCACCAGCACCAACATTAAAAAGTGGACCTTCTTCCATACTCACTGTTTGTGTGGTTCTAAAATCTAAACCTACAAGTTTACCTAACTCGTTGTAGTCACGACCCGACATAACTTCTGACGTACTTAATCCAAGCCAACTAAAAGCAAGAGAATGTAAAGTTCTAAAATAAGTAAAGTCTTTTGAGTCTACTTCCTCTATAGCTTTTAGTGCTCTACTTTTTGCTTCTGCTGCAGCCTTTCTACTAAAAGACATGAATCCTATCTTCCAAGGTTGGACATGAGATCCCAATTTGCTTTCAACTAATTTAATTAAAGTTGTAGTTTTACCTGTTCCAGGCGGTCCAAAAATTGTTATCTCCTTTGGTAAGTCCCAATCTTTTGGGTCTCCTTTATATTTTGAAAAATCAATCGACATCGCCACATACTCCCTTTGCATCTATCTTTACTGCCTCTGGATACAACCTCCAAAGTTCTTCTTCTAAATATTCTTCTATTAGTATTTTATCATCCATACATTCTTGTCTTGTTTCGTACACGACCCCAGGTTCATAAAAACTACACAAAGCATCTCCACCTCTGTACCTACATTGCTCAACAAAAATTACACAAAAAGCCACCATCACTTCCATTAGAACGGAACCTCCTCTTCTTCGATTGTTATTGGTTTGATTTCTACTTCTGCTCCAAACTCTGGTATCCACCAGACTCTAACAGACTTCCATTTACCTTGTGATGTTTGAAATTTTTTAACAACAGAACTATCTCCATTGTTTATTTCTTTCAATCTCTCTTGGACTTGTGCTCTCGTGTAGTTGTCAAACTTTCTGTTTCTTAAAAACTCCATCAAAGAATCTATTCTAAAATACGTCCTAGATTCCTCTATTTCTGTGTATGGTTTGCCCAACACAACTTCTTCAAAACTCTGTGCTTGTACTCGACCAGTGCAAAACAATTCTAGGTACGATAAGAACTGTCCCTTGTATGTCAGTTCTTGTGGCACGGCTATTTCATTACAGTTCTCAAGCAACATGTTGACTTGCACTTCCCAATCTGAATCTTTCATTTTTGGTGGCATGAAGTTTAACTGCTCCATACATGCTCTTTGAAATAGTCTTGGTGCTTGTAGTTCCTCTGTAGTTAGCTCTAGTCTTCTGCCATCTATGTCCAAGAACCACAGACGAGGCTCTGATAATATAACTGACAAGCCACTGATTGCAGGCATAGATGTAGTGCCAATACCATGTTTCAAACCACGACATACACTTTGATTGCAATGTGATGACATGGGTTCTTCTTTACATATATACTGATACTCTTTCTTCTCTAAGGTATTCTGTATTGTAACTATCTCTGATGCTGGTAGTGGTGGTGTAAATCGTTTTACATTTATCTCCTCCAACTGCGACTTCCAATTATTAGGTGCAGACTTCTGCAAAAAAACACCGAGTTGAAAAGCAGCTTTGTTTCTGCCACCTTCAAAGATTCCCATGGTAAGTAAAGATTTAAGACACGGAACATAACCTGGGTATAAGTTTGGTTTACCACCGACAGATATATCCATAAACTTATTCGGATCACATTTTATTTTGTGTATTCTATCTATAAATTCTTGAAGGGTAGCTTCTACATATACACGACCATCTTTCCAATATGCAAACCTCAAAGTCTTTTCTGCATCAAAGTATGGTAGATTGATGAAGTTCCCCACATCTCCTCGCTCCACCAATACTTGCTCTTGCTTCGGGAATATCTCGCAACGACCATGACCAAGTGCCGCAGCTATCTCGGCGGCTTTGTCTCTGAAGTCTGCCGCTTCCATCCATTCTGTAAAGAAAAAGAATATGTGTGCACCCCCACTTTTACTACGGCACACGATACACGGTATTTTAAATTGATTTAACTTGTCCACCAACTGTTTGTGGTCTAGTGGATATTCGTCTATATCAAGAGCACCAAACTTACATTGGTTCTTCTCGTTGATTGGTATAGCACCGACACCTTTTACTCCGTCTATGTGTCCTTGCATCAATTCTAATGTCAGTGGTTGTCTTACGATAAATGATTTGGCTTTCTGTTTGCCGTTCATTCTTTGGTTGGATACTTCCGTCTGTCCGTGTGCTCCACTAAAACCTTCGAAAGCATTTAATAATTCTTCTGTTAAACTCACTCTACACTCCTAAATAGAAAAAGCCGTATAGATGAGTGTGGTATCTATACGGCTAGTTTAATTAAAATGGTACGTCTTCTTCCTTTGCTATTTCATCAGCAGAAGCAGCCGCCATTTTGACTTCCCCTTTGCTCACACCTTGATACATATTACGAGCTTCAAGCATCATCTTCTCTATCTCTGGTGTAATTTTATTGATACGATCTAACTTGTAGTTAAACCACTTGCCTTGATCGTTAGATTCTAAGACAGTTGTAACTCGCCAAGCAGTTCCATAAATAGGCATGAGAGCACCACTCGGTAATCTAGCACTATTCTTTAAGGTGTTCCATCTACGAGACACTTTTAACTGTGACTTTTTCATGTCAAGAACACACGGAGAAAAAGTTCCATCATTAGATTTTGCAATTACTAAATGCTGATGAGTTCTAACCAACTCGTTTCCGTTAGGCAACAATTCAATTGTATTCTCACGGCTCGTCATTGTAATGTCTTTATCATCTGCCGCTAGTTCTCTTACAAAACCACCACCACTTGATCTAAGTTG